TACATATACACAACTTAAAACAGAAAGCAATAAATTATTAATTGATAACATGAATAAATATGCCAAAGAAGAGAAAATTAAACAGCAAAAATCCAGCTTACATGGATCAAAATCAAAAAAAGGAAAAGATAATAAAAAGAAAAGAACTCGCATGTACCACCTCTAATGGTGTAAAAATATACAAAATTTGGTATGTGTAACTTAGCATTAGAATTTATATATATGACAGCAATAACATTATTCTTTGGGTTTGTATTAGGTGCTGTATGCGTTTTTATATATACAAAAGTAGAAATAAAATCATTAGAAAAAGAAGTTGATAAATTTAGAGATTTATATTTTGAAGAAATGGATAAATGGAAAAACAATGTATAAACACGATCAAATAAGATACTGGAAAAAATACAGAAGGTATTTACTAAAATGGGTAAAGAAAATAGATAAGCATATACAAAAACTTACACGCTAACGTTGTAGTTTAGTATTCCTTGTAATCCATTTTGTCTGCTATATATAAATGCTTGTGCTTTTTTTATGTTTCCTATAAAGCCTTTACTATCATGCCAATAATCTGTAGCAGACATAGATGATAGATTTCTAACAGTAATACCATTTAACTCTTCTATAGCTTGTAACTTCATAGCTTTATTAGTATGATAATGTCCTCTGTGTACTTCTACGTATACAGTATTGCTCCACAAATTTTTAAACCTTTGCGCTATAATACCTGGCAAATCATTAGTTTTAGGCCCATCACCATGATCAGATATAATAAGATTATTACCATAAGGTAATGCTTTCATTAAACAATCACTATTATCTACTTTTACATTTTTATTATTTTCATAATACAGCTCTAAAGTGTCACCTAAGTGCATAACAGA